AGGGACTGGCATGGTCATGTGAGTTGCCATCTTCATTCCCGGAGGGATCACGATGGACGACATGTTTTCCGGTTTGTTGCGTCGGTGAAAAAGGAGAGGGTAGCAGTACGACGACATCAACTTCATGGCTTTGCTGTGCTTGTTGGCAGCATCAAGACATGCTCGATACATGTCGGCGTCGGTACCTTCAGGCAATGCCTCGTAAAGAGTGGTGCGGTTCTTATCAGAGAATGACACCCTCTTGCTCTTTGGCGTCACGTCAAGTGCATCCATGATGTCTGGGTTAGACACCTCTTCAATCAACTTGATGACTTCAAGTAGAAACTTCTCCTTGCAGATAAAAGACCCGGGACCCCTAAGAATCAGATCGTATTCACCAGCCTGCTCTTCTGCGTATTCAATTTCCTTCTCGCATTTGTCCATGAGACTTTGAAGTGCCAACGATGACATTGGAACTCCAGCCTCTGACATTGCAATTGTGGTCCAGATGCTTTTGCTGTAGAACGAAAGGGAGTAAGCACCATGGGTTGAATCGAAGTGGTCGTCGAACTTCTCTTCTTTGAGTCGCTTGGACAACTCGCTGATAGCGAGAAACGTGTTGTGCGTATCTTGGGCATTGTATTGAATCAGTTTCTGATCTGTGGGTCGATTGTATCTCACCGTCTTCAAGGTTTCGGCGTATGAGTACGCACCAAGTATGGGGCCGAGTGCCTTGAGACTACGTTCTTGTCTCAATTCTGAGTGCAGGTAGTTGAGGACAGAAAGATCAACGAGTTTGGTTGTGTCTGAAAAACAAAACCCGATGTACTTGAGGTACTGGATGTCGAACTGAAGATTCATGCCGAGTATTACGTCAGCCTTACGAATCCATGAACCCAGCATGTCTCTGTCGCAAGGGTCGCTCAGTTGAAAGACCATAGTCTTGCCGGGCTCTAGCCCACCAAGCAAGTCGAAGTTCAATAGCGTTGATGTGGGGGGATTCTTTGGCAGGGTTATGGCTGCCGTCATCACCAAGTTTTCTTTTGTTACTTGGTCGATGTACTCGCTCTTGCGGGGGTGAAAGACTGTTTGTTCCGGCAACAATAGGCCTATGTGATTGGCCTTTGTTGCACCGTAGGTTTCGATGTCCAATGAGATAAGGGTCAATCATGAAGCCTTTCTATGTCATGCATCTCTGATTCAATGATCTTGCCGTACTCAGGGTAAACAGCACCAACAATCTTGAAGTATTGCTCGGGTTTTAAGATCGTTACTCCTTTACGAAGATTAGATATAGAACTCGAAGAAATACCTATTTGATAAGACAGTTGCTTTGCTGAGGGGGAGTGTTCAATTGCTCGTTGAATCACATTGCATGAGTGTCGTTTAACAAACCATGACCACTCGGACTGGTATGTCATGAGTGCGGTTGCCCTACGAACACCATCTTCTAGGTCGTACCGCTCTCTGACATTCAGTCTTCGCATGATCGTTCCTTTCTTTCAGCGTCGGCATCTTCGCTTTGATCCCAATTCTTTTCTTCAATTCGAAGAGTGCGGGCGTCATACTCTTCGATGGTGGGGATGTACTCTCGAACGAAGTCTTCGAGGGCGTGGAGGATGTGTACCCCCTCGCCCTCGAAGCCGACCGAGATAACTTCAGTCACGTCGTCAGTAATGTCGAGAGTGACAGTGCCTTTTAGTTCGCAGTACTCAGTGTCGATCGTGAAGTCTCGGTCTGTAATTCTTTTCACTTGATGTATCCCTTGCTCTTAAAGAATTGCTTGAGGGCCGTACGTCCGGCAACAGAACGATTGTCAAGGTCATTGTCCTTTTGGAAAGCGTTCAGTCCCTTTACTGTTTCAGCATCACATGTCATGGTGAAAAGAAACTTCTTGCCCAACATGGGAGGCATACTCTTGGTTGCCTTGGTGTATTCAGGACGGTAGTAAGTCGTCTTAGTCTTCTTGGTTATCTTCTTGGCGGTTTTCTTCTTGGCTCTCATTCTGATTCTCCGGGGTACATCGGTTCAACGATGTCGGGGTTTGATGGGACAGGTAGTCTGCCTGACATTGCTCGCCCAAGCAAGTCAATGTGGTCTGATACTGGGTACAAATACTTTCTGTGCCTCAACACAGCGGCAGGATGGAACGTGGTGTAGATGTTGATCTGGTTGTTAAACAACAACTGGGCTGCTTGCCCTTGATTGCTGAAGCCATGACGTAATGACTTCTGTTTTCCAAGCAGGTATTGCGATATGACACCGTAAGCATGGCTACCGAGGCAAAGCAAGAATGATTTGCCGTGGTGGTTTACGATCTTTTCGATGTCTTCATGGAGGTACACAAAGCACTTCTTGTAATGCTTGTTTTTAGGTGTACCTTCGATTGCGAGCGTAGCACAACGTGCTGCGTTTGTCATGTACACAGGGGACTTGAGTATCTGTTCGTGGTTAAGGTAAACCTTGGCTAGAAGGTTTCCACTTGGGCCTACAAAACACTTGTTCTCTTGGTCTTCTTGGTAGCCGGGGTTCATCCCGACAACAATAAGCGGGGGGGAATTAGAAGAGGATTCCGACTGCTTGTGAAAACGTGTCGGAACCCCCGGACTCTTGGCTCCCTGATGTAATTCACACCTTGTACATGAGGGCTGCGAAGAGAATGTTGGTAGTGGTATGTCAGTCGTCATCCCAAAGCCACTCTCCTTTAAGTTGTTGTGGGGGGCTGATCTTGTTTACTAAGGAATAAAGGTGTGGGTTGATCATTAACCCAAAAGGAAGGTAGGCGTATTCACCTTCCTTGTTGTTTGCAAGTATGCAGAGAACTTCAAAGGTTCTACCTTTAGCATCTTGGCAAGAGACAACGGATAAGTCGTTGTTCTTTGCGGCCAGCAGCATGGTTTGAAAGTTTGCTTCTGACTCTTGTCCGATCATGTTGATACTCCATCCAGTCCTTTCTAGTTTACTGGGTGATTTGATTATTGAAGATGTAAACCCCGTTGATTTGCGGTCGCCCGCCGCCCCGTTCGCGGGGCGGGCGACTCGCTGCATCCATGTACCCAAAAATATGTCGGTATCATTGAACTCGAGTTTAAGTGCGCATGAAAAAAGGGAACGACCGTGTTGGCCGTCCCCTGTTAGCGTGGAATCTTAGATCACTTTATAGGGGCATGCTGATCAGGCAACCCTCACCCCAGAGTCCACTGTTTCTCTGAGGATCCTTGGAATGAGTGGCACCGACCGAAGCCGATGCCACTCTATAGCCCTCGGTTAGTACAAGTTCACCTAGAGGGATCGGTAAACAGGTAAGCAGTTTTCTTCTGACTTGCTTAGGTCATACCTCATGTCAATACGAACCACACCCCAGAGGTGAATGTGGAAAGTTAGATTTTCAATCCATCTGTCGAACAAGCGACCGATGAAACGATTCAGCCACATCAGGTGGCTGGTTGTAGAACGATACTTCTAGTCGTTCTTTTGTGTGTAGAGGAAGATTTGCAGGGTAGTCTTTTAACTTGTAAGAGTTAGATGTAATCCCTACAACTTTGTCCTGAAACCTGATGACTTTGAACTCAATCAACATCTTCATCCACCCAATCCATCTTGCCGATAACAGAGAAACCTCTGAGATCCAGAAGTTGGTTGAGTGGATAAGCATCATCTCCCACAACTACAGACTTGGTAGTTCCTCGTTCCTTGCAGATCTCATACCTCATTGTGAGGTCTGGACCGGGATGCAAGTACTCACGTTGAATAGCATAAGCCATATCTACTGCGGCTTTCCGTAGTATTTGATTGGCTAGTTTGATGAGGTGTTCACGAGAGTATTTCACGATCATTTCTTTACCGGCACGTTTAACAACTACGTTTGTAAAGAACTGTCCGTTTGCGTCTGGACTGAGACCGTCAAGAACAGTCTCGTTATCTTCGCTTACTCCGTAGTTGTACATCTCGTCAAGAATACTGCCATGGGTATCTTGCGGATCTTCTTGTCGAGAGAACCCATACTCGTAAGCCCATGGGATGTTACTCATCCCAGCCGATTCGGCTACGTCGTTCTCACGAATGTCGTGCATGTGAATAACTGTCAAGGTGAATCCTTTCACACATAAGGAGTGGGGGTTCACAACTCCCCCCACTCCATGAGAGATGAGACTTCAGAGAATTTCGTCGCCTTCTTCGGCACCTACCGGCGTGACTGCGTTCTCTGGTCGTTGCAGTCGCTTGTACGCTGCTTCCTTGTGAATGGCACCATCAAGACTTGACGGTCCAAACATCTCCCGGTGTTCACTAATTGAATCTGTGAACAACTGAGGATCACTGAAGTCCAAATCAATGCTCTTGAACTGAACTCTCTTGGTTCCATTCTTGTCAGTGACTCGTCCCGTCATAGGACATGTCACACATAACCCTTCGAACATCTTGCATTCTGCGGCAAGAGTGTCTCTGTCCATCGCCATGTAGTTTCCGAGATGGTCATCATCCACCCCAAGAGCAGACAACAAACTCTTGAGTTGAACCGCCCCAAGGTTCACTGCTACTCGCTTGATACGTCCTTCGTTGTCCACGACCTGTGCCACCGGCAACTTTGCTCCGATGGTGTAACTCCAGACCACGGCCTCATATGAATCTTTGCCGTCCGCCACATCTTGTGGGTGCTTGAAGATGAAGTTCGTGGTGTTGGCGTTGTTGGCACTAGCAGAAACTCGGGCCAGTGCCACTTCCGTGATATTCGGAACCATGAGAGAAACCGTACAGTCGTCCATCCAGTCAAGATTAGCCATTGTATTCCTTTCTAAAAATACAATACTGAGAAAACCCCGCCCCACCGGGCGGCGGCAAAGCCGCGTCGCCCGGAGGGGAAGGGGGAGATAGGTTATTTCCCACACCCTTCGAGTGTGAGTTCCGTGGGCCATTCTTCCCAACGCTCTGCCATCTTGTCGATGGTTTCCTGAGGGACATCATGGATGTTGCCATGACATCCCACCATCTTGATGACGGAAGTGTCGTACTGGTAAGCCTTAGCCAACTCAGCGTAATGACCCAACTCCCATCTGGTGCTGAAGGTGTTTGCAACCACCAGCATGGGAGTTTTCATAATCATGTGTTCCTTGATTCGCTTCTGACACCAAAGGTGAGCCTCAGTCAACTTAGAGGCATCAAATTCATAAGGGCCTCGTCCGTTCCAGCCCTTGTAGAAGTAGAAATCGGCTTCGTAGTGCCAACGCCTCTTGATCGTCAGCCTACGAGCCAGCGTCGTCTTTCCCGTTCCCGGGAGTCCTCGAATCAGAATGAGTTTCATGTGATCCCTTTCTAAAGCCTAGCGGAGCGATCTCCGGCGGCACCGCCCTGCCGGAGATCCGAAGCGGCGTCAATTGTTATCCTCTGAGTAGTAGTGAATAGGACCACCGTAAATCACCTTCATGATGATGTAATAGTCCTTGTATGCCCTGACGTACAGATCGTTGCCTTCCTCCAGATGTTCGACGTACTTTTTTGCTTCCTCCTTTTCAAACTTGGTTGCGTTGCATGCCCCCGGCTTCCAGTTCTCATTCACCTCCCGAAGCATTTCGATGTACTCCTTCAGTATTACTTGAAGTCGTTCGTCACACTCAATCAGTTGATCAATTCTCATCTTTGTTCTCCAGTTCCTTGATCCACTTGTCGTCTTCCAGTTCTGCGACACGCACGAACAGTCCAGTGATCATCCACTTCATACGGTGCCACTCATTAAAAGCATCGGCTCGTCCTTCTGGGCCGTACTGACAACCCTCGAAACCAGCACCAAGAACGCTCTCGATCTCGGCGTCACAATCAGAACAGAGAGGGAAATGCTTATCGACATTCCCCTCCATGCTCTTACTACACCTTGGGCAGTTATTCATCATTTTCATGTTCTTACCTTTCTAGTTGAATATGATCTAAAGACACCGCGGCGGCGTGCCGAGGCACGAGGCACCGGAGGGCACGACGCTGTGGTGGCTTATCTTGTTGTGGCATATGTCGGTCTTAATAATTCTGCCTTCAGCGGAGTCGGGGACACGGATACCGTTGGGCTCGCGCGCATAAGAAAACCTCCCCTTGCGAGGAGGCTTCCCTTGCCTTGTTCACTTAACGCCGTCGTCGACGTTCTTACCCCCCTTTACTGAGACCTTCCAGAAGTCGTAGGAGAGTTCACCGTTGTAGAGGGACAGTTTGTAAGCCTTACCTTCCACGATGATTACGGAAGGGACTCCCGCCACGGCCAACTTCTCGATGACTCCCCCCTTCGCAGTGTGGATTTCACTGGGGATGGTTGCGATTTCGAAAGACGATGATGACATGGCTATCTCCTAGATGCCAGTTATGGGAAACGACGACCACTTTGGCCGTCTTGCGAGGAACGAGAGGCCAATGTGGACGGCGATTCCATTAGGCTTTCGAACTTTTCGGGCAGGTAAAACCACGAAGGTTCTGGTACCGCTACCGTGGGGTATAGGTGGGGGTGTAGTGGCCCCTACTTCGCTGTGCTAGCAGTAAGAGAAAGGCCCCTCCCGTATCAAAATCTTTTGCCCGGTACTTTTGGTACTAGTGTGGTACGCAGTTATCGCCGTTTTAGGCTTAATACAGGCGGTTGTACCAGACATACCGCATGTACCATGCTGCGGGCTATCCTTTATATCTCTCTTCTCTCTCTCTTAACTTTCTAAAAAGATGTGGTACATATGGTACGGGAGTAAAAAAACGGCCTTCCCGTTGCCGAGAAGACCGCTTGGAGGGGTACCAGACCTGCCTAAAGATCTGGTACGGGTGTGGTACTTGTTAGGACTTAAGGGCTAAACCCCTAAGGCCCCTTTTGCCACCATTGCCAATCCGTGCTTTGCGAAGATCCCAAGTCGTTCCTTCGACGAGGCGATGGATTAGTTGGTTCTGGCTAAGTGGGGGGACTTTGAGGTCCTTGCTCCATTCCCGCCAATGGGAATACAAGGCTTCGGAGGGAATAAACCCACCTTCTTTAGGCTCAAACTTATTACCTAAGAACTCATCAACGGGGTTATTGACGGTGTGGTACTCATCAATAAGGCTAAGAGACCGCTCGGGCATAGGAAATTTCTGCTTGGGGTCATTCTCTTCTTCGATAGCCTGAGCCCCTCTCCAAGCCCAATAGGCAATTCCGGGCAATTCTTCAAGGAGTTGATCGGCTAGTCGGTAGTTTTCACGACCAGCAAAACTTACCGTGAAGGGGAGAAGTACCATCTTCCCAGACAGCCCGAGCCCCTTGTTGGGGAGACGCGGAATCTCGTTGGACTGCATGATCGGGACGGCGTCCACAACCACATTCCTGAGCGGCTGCTCGAACTTTCTGTTGATGGAGATGGGGTCTTTCCCCACAATCGACTTGAGGACTCTGCATGCTGCTTCACCCTCACGATTTGATATTTCAGATACTTCATTGATTGCCATCACCCGTGCTTGTTCGATGCCCCAAAGCCCGAACTGACCAGCGATATCCTCAAGGCATGTACCCATATACGCCTCGCCAAGAAGGGCCTTGAGGACAGACATGATTGTACCTTTGCCCCCTCGGATCTTTCCATACATCAAGAACCATTTGGCATAATCTCTATGCGGCAAAAGGCAATAACCAAACATCCGCTGCAAAAGGCAAGACCATTCAGGGTCTCCACCGCCCCATTCTTCTAGGCACTTGTCCCAAGTAGGACAAACGGCCTTTGAATCAAAGTCGCAAGGGAGAACATTTGGGTCAAAGAATGTTTCATCCCGGTCAAACATGTCTCCTGTCTTTGCATCAAGGATCGTATCGCCAAAAGAAATCAATGTATGCGTTGATTTTGTTTTGGGGGCCGTTAGCCATACAGGAGACTTTTCGTGTGGAAGAGTCTGCACTGCTTGCAACGCACGCATGACCCCCTGAACCTTGGGGATATTAGGTGCAAATCTAACTTGTCTGGTTCCGGTCGCAGACGCTTGGGGGAAAGTGGTGTTTTCTAGCGAAACCCAAATTGCACTCTCAACCCACTCGCGGTCTCGTTGTTGCCAACGCTCTGCATACCATTCGTAAAAATTACCTCTCCAAAACCATAGTCCGTTTCTACCATTAGGGGTAGAGAAACGGGTCTGCAGCAGGTATCTTGCAACCTGCATGGGTTCTTGGGACGCTAGGGTAGGCGTTTGCGTCCTGCTTGTCATAGTTGATCCTCCAAAGGACAATTAGTAATGTCATTAATCCCGTATAATACAATTGCTGGCGTTCTGGCTCCAAGCCTTACCCCTCTTGCAAATGCGTATTCCTAAGGAAAGGCTCAGGGCATGACTGCCAATTCAAATCAAACTACCTCCACACCACAAGGCAATGGTACCAACCCTGCTGCTTCTCTGGAGATGATGGCTTCAATGTTTGCTCAGATGCAGCAAGAAGATGCTGAACGAAGAGCAAGGCAGGGAATCATCGGGCAAACGCAAGAAGCAAACCGCCTCATCAACGCAGGGCCCTTTGGTGGTCGCAACGAGTTGAGGACCCAGTCCATCGACGAACGTCGAAGAGAGATGAACGTAGGCTCTCTCCGGGGACGCACGCAAGCACAGAAGGAAAGGGACGAGAAGTCTCGTGCCGCAACGAAGAAACGAAACGCGGACAAGAAGGCACGGCGAGCAAACAAAAAGCAGCCTTCGCCTGCAAGTAGGGTTCCGCAACAAAGTCCTGCTCCTGCCGCCCCGCAAGAAAACTTTGTTGAAAATCGAACGCCCGAACAAGAGCGTCAGTTGCAAATTGATCTTGCCAATGCCTATGGGATGGCAAACGCACGAAGAAAAGAAGAAGAACTTCAAGGGCGAAGAGATTTCACTGCCAACTTGGGAGGCATCCCGCCTGCCGGGCCTTATCTCGCTCCTGTAGATGGAAGAACTCCTGCACAAGAACGGCAACTTCAGATTGATCTTGCCAATGCTCACGGAATGGCAAACGCTGCGAGGGCAGAAGAAGAGATGGGTGCCCGAAGGGACTACACATTCGACATGAGAAACAACCCTACGGTTGTCAACAACAGGACTCCCGAGCAAGAGCGTCAACTTCAAATCGACCTTGCTAATGCACAGGGTTCTGTAAATGCTGATCAGGCTGCTGCCGAGAGAGATCTATATCAACGAGGGGCGTTCACCTCAAATCTCGGCATGGGTCCCCGTGTAGGGTCTACCCATTACGGAAGTGATCATGCCGGTGCTGATCCCACCCATCCCCTAAGGCTTCCTAGATTCATGATGTCAGGAGGAGGAGGAATAGACACCGCGGAAATTCGGTATCCAATTCCATACCCGACAAACCCAAGCCCTATTGATGGGCGTATGGGGCCGTTCCCCGAAAGCCAATTCCAAGGTCCTCCCGATCCCCGAGAAAGAAACATCGGATATCCGGGAAACTACCCGGGCACCCCTATTCCAATCCCTCCTTTTATGCTCCCGGGATTTGATAGGGACCGTTCACAAATCGAATTGCCCATCCGATTCAACCCCATGGATTTCCATATGGGGAGCCCGTATATGCGTCCACGTAATTACGAGTATTGAAGGTTTAAATGGCAAAGCGAAATCTCCAGCAAACGGATATCACCGAACTGATTTCATCGGGGATGTCCACAAAAAAGCAAAGAGCATTGTTGAAGAAGGCTATTTCTTCTGGAGAAATTAGTGCCATTGAAGCAATGGGTTTGTTTCTTAATGAGGCTGGGGGCAAGAGATTTCCAACCCCTAGATTTCTAGAAGAAGCAGTAGCCAAGGAAGTCCCGGGCTTTGAACTCTTCGCTAATGAACAAGAAAACATTCTTCGTAGAGAAAGAATGCTTCCTTTTGAGGAGATGGAAAAACAAGGAAGTTTGTCTGTCAGAGGCAAAGCATCTCTCGAAGCCATGAGGGCTGCTCAAGACGAGCCTCCACTTTCAAAGAAGGGCCGTGAAGATCTTCGATTGGAGATGGAAGAGCGTGATAGGCTAGTCCGTAAAGCAGATCGAAGGTCTACTAGTAAGGGTATAAAATATGACGGTCCCGGAAGGAACGATGAACTTGGGGTTGGTCGATTAGGTCCGGACCAAAACCAATTCCGTACCCCACGAGAGGAAGTTGGCCTTCGCCTTAATCGACTAAGGGCTGACGCTACTATCCAGTTTGAAGAAGGTACAGGCAGGAGAGCCCAGACAGTTATTGTCAAGCCGGATTTATCCGGTAAGGGCCTTACTGTTGAAATGCAGGATTACCGAGGCAATCCAAAAAGGATTACCAAGGAAAACTCAAACCGCATCATGTTGAAGTACTTCCGTGCTTTGTACAAGAAGACGGGAAATCGAGATTTCAACCCCGACAAAAGAGGCGGCATTGCTTCTAGCATTGAGAAGAGAGCCGCTATTTTTAGAAACCAAGATAAGCCTCTTTCCTTTGGGGCTACGGGGACCCCGGAACAAGGGGCTGTTCGTAGAAACACCCTTGTTGATGTGGCTAAGAGCCGAACGGGTCTTGGGCTTACTGACAAGGGAAGAGCAAGCGAAACACTTCCCAACGAAAAACTCAGGGATGAGATCAAAGAAAACTTTAGTTCTGACCCTAAAATCCGAAGAGGCCAAATGCTTCGAAGGGCAAAACTCAAGGGGGAGATTGCTAATCCAACTCCTCAGGTTTTCTCTGCGGGTACAGGGAAACCTGCTACATCTAAGGACTTTGATCGTCTTAGGAAATCCGCAGGCCCTGACTCTGACATAAACAAGTTGCGTACTCAATTCATGAAAATGGCTAAGCGTGGCGGACCTGCTGCACTCATCGCACTCGCACTTCTAGTGGGGGGAGGGGCTCTTGTCGGATCAACTAGCGAAGCAGCCTGAATGGGAACACCAAGGAAACGCGGGAAAGATTCTATCTTTCTTTGATGCAGACGCAGCGGCCAAAGCAATCGACATGAACTCTTTCACAATGGAAGAGGAGATTGCTACTCTTGTCCAGCACATGAGGGACCCAGACGCTAAGATTGCTCTCAGAGCCCACAATCAATTCCGCCGAGTCTTGAATGAAGTTGCGAAGGCAAGCGGCCTTATAACTACTCAAGAATACACGGCAACCAATCAAGAAGGGAATAAGAGTGTCCGCATCACCCGCAATCAAAAACTCCTCTCAAACCTCAAAGCCACGACCCACCGAAGTAACCTCCCGGAAAAACCTAACTTCGCAGCCCAGTATCTCCCCCCCTCAAGAAGAGATTCTGAAAGCGATGAAGGGGATGGGTCCGATGGGACTGGCGAGATCGGCGGGTCAAGTACTATTCGACTTGGCGATCAATGATATTGACGGGTTCATTGGAAACCGGGAGCGGTTCGGGGCTTTTCTGTATCAAAGATACGTTCATCAAGATGAACCGACCAAGCACTTCTTCCGGGTCTTTGACGCCGTGCATCCGTACAGCCTTCTACGGAACGCAGATGTTTCCTTTGTAGCCATCATGGCAAGGATTGCTGCGATTGAACTCCTTGCCTCTGGAACTCTGAATGCGAATCAAGAGAATAGAGACAAGGTCTGAGGGTAACGAACTCTTTCCGCTGCCTTCTGATTACATGGAATGTACGGAAGAAGGCCAAAGACAAGCCCGAATTAATGCCTGTAGGCAATGGCTAGTCCCAGTAACGACCCCGCAAGACAAAGCGGATCGTTTTATTGGGGCTATGCTTTTCTTTGATCATTGGTATCTGTGTCCGGATGAAGCAGACGACTTCAACCCAATGTTCTATGACGAAGATCCAGTCCCCCTACCGGACGGACACTTGGGGATCTACAAGGAGTGGGCACAGAACCGAGCGTCTATTGCCATTGCACCGCGAGGTTTTGCCAAGAGCAACTGCATTCGGAAGTCAATCCTTCTCCAGATGCTGACAAGGCCCGGCTACTCATTCATCTACGCGACCTCCACGAACGACAACGCCAAGCAGACCGGCCAGATCATCAAGACGCAGTTCCAAGAGAACGCCCGCATCTTTGATGATTGGAGCCCTGAGTTCCCTGACAACCGAATTGTGCCTCGTCGTGGCGAAGCCTCCTTCGGCATCGAGTTGATGTATCTGAAGAACGGGTCGTGGTTCAGGGCGATCTCGTCTGAAAGTAGGCAGCGTGGTGGTCGCCCCCGCTGCTACGTCCTTGATGACCCCGAATATGACCCACGGGCATCAACCTCGATGTCTGTCCTGCGGTCATACATGGACACCCTGCTCTTCAAGGTGGTCATGCCCATGATCACGAGGCCCGGCACGAGTCTCCGATGGCTCGCTACCTTTGTGAGTCGTCGTCACTATGCGTGGTACGCCATGGAGACTCAGGAATCTTTAAAGGGCCTCAAGGCTAAAGATCCCCGATTCGATCACTGGTCACGCATGATCATCAAGGCTGCATATAAAGACACTGATGATCGCCTTGTTTCTTGTTGGCCCGAGATGTGGCCGGTAGACCGCCAACAAAAAATAGATGATCCACGTCTTAAAGAACGAATCAGCCTTGAGGAGATCAAGGAGCAGATTGGTTCTGCAAACTTCTCTTCAGAGTACATGGCTGATCCCGGTTCTAGCGAAGATCAATTCTTCCCTGAGTTAGGGGATAGTCATCGCTGGTGGCTTACAAGCATTGATGCGGCATACGGCACATCTCCTCGTGAATCTGCCACCTTGATTAATTGGGAGGATAAAGAAGGCAATACAAAGAAGATGCCTATTTGTGACTTCTTGAAAAACTCATGGCTGTTCATGACTATTGATACGTCTTGGACTTCAAAGGGTGATTCGGATTACAAGGTTGCAACGGTCATGGCCGCAACTCCAGAGAATGAGTTGTTTGTTCTTGATATCTGGGGGGGGCAGTGCGACGAAAACACCCTTATCAAGAACGTATTTGAGATCGCAGATAAGTGGCGGGTTCCCTCAATCCATCCAGAAGTCGTCAGGCAAAGCATTGCTCTTTACCAAACGCTAGACACTCTTGTAAAACAACGGGCTACTGAGATGTTTGGGGTCGCACACTTGCCAAAGATCGTGCCGCTCAAAGTTGGGATGATGTCTAAGTCTTCTCGGATTGGGGCTCTTCAATTCCGTTTTGAGAACGGTTTGATTAAGTTTCCTATAGAGAAAAGAATGGACCGCCATTGGACTAATCTGTTTGATCAAATTGAGCAGTTCAATCCTGAAGTCCCTGATGGCGGACTCGCTAAAGACGACCATCTTGATACTCTTTCAATGTCAGGCAATATCCTCAAGGGCAGGATTAGACGAGCCCCGGAAGATATGGAAGATGATAGGTCTACTGAAGAGCGTCTTCTTGACGGGGAATTAACTGACGAACAGGGCACTCTTCTTGCTTATAAGTTGAAGTCACTTAGTCCGGAGTTGATAAATGAACTACTCGCAAGAGCCGGAGATTGCCCCCCAGATGGAAAGAGCAGAGTCTGATCCTTCTCTTCAATCTGTGACAATCCCTTATTTTTTGTACGAAGCGATGGCAAGAGCGTATTATGGGCAGGCAAGGAATTCGGATGTGCCTGTAGAGGCTCCCCCTGTGCGGGCGGAGGAGTCTCTCAATTTAAGTAATGTCCACTTCAATCCAACGGATGTTCCTGTCCATTGGAAGCCGGGGGGCGTAGCCGCAAAGGGCCTTGGACATGTCTCAGCACCGATTCAAACTGCCAAAAAAGAAGATTGAAATCTGTCAGGTCATTCGTGACCATGCAGAAAAAGAAATCTCTCGGTTGTCTTACCGCAGGATTACTTGGCTTCTTACTTATTACTATCTAAACGGCATGCGTCGATTTGACGTATTCGATCCCGAATCAGGCAACTTGTCCCCCCACTATCTAGATGATGAGGGGAACATGGAGTTCCAGTCGCAGGAAATGCTCTCTGCGATTGATCGTGCTTCCGCAAGACTTGCTGCTATGGACTTGCGTCCAAAGATCATGAGGACGGGCACTAGCCTTCCAATGATCCGGCAACGATCTACTGCCCAGTTGCTTGCGGACTCCTTGGTTTCTGACGATCAGATTGCTGAGGTCTCGACCAAGTTCGCTCACTTGTTTACTTCTCTTGGTTCTTGTGGCATTCAAGGCCACATTTCAGATCACCCCACGATTGGTCTTACTGGCGATCTTGAGGTCATCCACCCCAAGGAGATCTTGCCCTTCCCTTCATTGGGTCAGGATTACACCAAGCAGTGCGGGATGATTCGACAGAGGATTGTCCCTCTTGAAACTCTAGTAGAGAAGTTTGGGGACAAGGTCAAAAGGCATATTGAGGAGATGGAGTACTACGAGATTGAGGTTGGGGATCCTCTTGAAGATCCCGAAAATTCTTACGACCACACTCATAGCACTGGTAACCCTTTTAGCAATAAGGGTTACAAGAGCAACTCTGCTGATTCAATGACGGTTGTCAGAGTTCGGGAACTTTGGATTGATGGTCCTAGAGATACTTGCTCTAGGTACATCATCTGTTCTGGTGATTATCTTTTTGAAGACCAAGACCTTGAGGGCACTCAGACTTATTGCCCTATTGGTTTTTCTCGGTTTATGGAAAATGGCTCCTTCCATGGGGCCGGTCTCTTTGATCTTCTGTTTTCAATTAATCGAGAAATGGAAAAGATGTTGAAGGCTCTCTTCAACAACATCAAGGAGTTGGATCGGTATGGGGTGGTTGTTATGCCCCAAGGGTCTATGAATGAGCGTTCTATTCTCCGGGAAGTGGGGGATGGGCTTCGGATGATTTCGTATGCCCCTGACCCGCTCAACGAGAAGTTCTCTCCGTTTGTAATCTCCCCCCATAATGCTGGGGATGTCCCCGGCAAGACGGCTGCTTTTGCCAAGCAATTGATGCAAGGCATCAATCCCGTTCAAGATCTCATTGCCGAGAAGGGGCGAGTTGACTCGGCAACGGGCCTTCAGTTCCTTGACGAACAGATTAACCGGGCCATGACTAACCCCACAATGGGGGTTGTTCAAGCCTTTGGCAAGATGTATAGAAGCATGGTTTCTAATGCCAGTCGAGAACTGGTATTGAGTCCTCGTCCTATCCCCGTAAAGTCTCTTGATTTGAACCTTGCGGGGGCAATCATTGACTTTGATAACAGTCAGATATCGTTCGAGAAGAACCCAATCCCTAATGTCGCCCATCTAACTTTCTCGGTTAGGCAGATCAATCCTCGTTCCGAGGTGGTTAGAAAGCAAGAAGCAATGCAAATGCTTCAGGCAGGACTTATGGATCCTGACGGGTTTAAGTTGTTTGCCTTGAAGGAGGGTCTGGACTTTGCCATGTGGATTGATGAAGATCAATCTGCATATGAACAAGTCGTCCAGAACATCCTTAATCTCTACGGCAACGGCACTGATCCGGGGCAAGTAATCCTCACGCCTCATACCAGCAGGCCAGAAATACAACTAAGGGTCCTTGGATCCTTTATGTCTGGGCCAATGATTACAAAGGCTGACCCTGTTGTTGTAGATGAGTTCAAGAAGTATCGTGAAGCACTGATACAATTCATGGGTGCCTCGCTCCCCGCGATGGTGCCTAACCCCGATTCGGCTGCAATGTTCGCGGAACAACAGCCACAACCGCCTTCCGGACCCGGACCTCAACCCGGCCCCGGCATGAGGCAAGGAGCAAGCCTTGGTTGAAGAGACAAGTAACGTGGAAGAGACTTCCGAATCCTCAACTCCTGACGGTTCTACCGGGGCTACTCCTGTAGTAGACCTCGACCAGAAGATCCGAGTGGGGGGAGAAGAGTATTCGGCCAAGCAACTTGCGGAGACCGCTGAGAACTACGAGAACCTCAGGGAGTATGCCGAACAACTTGAGGGGTTCCGTGATGCTACTTCTCGATTGATGAACCCAGAGACTTCTCCTGAGGTCAAGAAGCAGGATGCTAGGGCTCTCTTGACAGAAATGAATTACGCACCTGAACAGATTAATGAGTGGGTTAAGATTTACGACGAGGAAACTCCAATGGCAGAAAACCCCGGACAAACGCCTGCACCCCCGCAGCCAGTAATGGATCCTCGTACTGATCAAATCAATGATCAAATGCTGAAGATGCGGGCGCAAATGCTCCAGCAAAATTTGGAAAATTCTCTTACTTCTGCTATCGAATCTGATGCTGATAGTAAGATGCTTATTGAATGGTTGGGAAACAACCGCCAAGCCGAAGAAGCAAAGGTTGCAAAGGAAAGCATTTCGGAGAGAGTCAAGGCTCAAGCCTTGGAGAACCTTCGAAGTCGCCGAAACCAAGCAGGATCCTTTGACGATAATTGGGTTGGCGAAGAAGTACAGAGGGCAGCCAGTAAGGTTGCCAAGGACATGCTCACGGTAATCGGAGATACGTCCAAGATTGGGCGCGTTCCGGAAACGGCGGGGCAGACCGAGGTTCTTCACCGCAAGGAGCCCGTAAAGGTGCCAGACACCAAGGGCAAGTCCTTCGGTGATGTTGAAGCCCAGTTGCGTGACTGGACTTCTGATCAGATTCTTCGGTCGCTCTCCGATCCCGGCGGCGACTCTAAAGCGTGAGGTAATTTCCTATGGCTACCACTGGTAGTATTTTTGACAAGGAGAGTACGCGGATTGAAGAGATCCTGTCGAAGCAAATCGACACGATCCTCCCGACTCTCGACCCGATTTGGCGTGATACTGTTGTCACTTCGCAGGGCGTTGGCAGTGTCAACGAATTCTCGAAGGACTTTCAGGTCAACAAGTTGTATCGCACCGGCATGACTGGTGTGATTGAGAACGCTGGCGTCACTGGTGTTGACGACTTTGTTCTCTACGGCGATGCTAATACTACCGAACTCGGTAGTCGTATGCGTCGTAACAGCAACACTACGACTTTCCCTGATCCGCTGGATGGCGCGAAGCCCAAGACGTTCCGTCTTACGGTTCCAATGCGTGCCATGTACACCAACCTGTCGCTCTCCCTTGGAGAACTTCAGATGGACGCGACTCCTGCGGTCGTGGGCGATGTGATTGCTCCGATTCTTCAGGGCTTTGCCCAGAACCTGAGCCACACGCTGTGCAACTACTGGTACATCAGCCAGAATCAGTCGTACCGACTCGGTAAGATCGGCAGTGTCACCAACCACACAGATACCAAGGGTGTTGAAGGTAGCGGTGCCAATGCGAGCGGGACTCGTTCGAGCCGTATTGTCCTTGCTGGTCACGAGTACGACCGCTTCTTCACGGGTCAGCGACTGGACATTTACCCGGCATCGGGTGAGGGTATTGCCGCTGCCGCAAATGCTGGTATTCGTCGCAACGGAGGCGACAACGCTGCTCGTAAGTCTGTGTATGTTGCTGCTGTCGATGATCTGAAGGGCGAACTGATTCTTGTTTCGCCCGAGGGTTACACTGTTGTTCCTGCGGCAGGCGACATCATTGTCTACGCGAACAGCGTGGAAACTGGTGCTGCTCAACAGGTAGCCAACAAGTTCACGGGCATTGCGGGTATCAACTCGTGGCTCAAGGGTTCTAGCACTGCAGCGGCAGACGCCCAACTTCTGGGTGGCGAAGCAATTAGTACTGCAACCATTGACGTCAACGAACATCCCGAGTTCAAGTCAATGTTCAAGAACAACGTCGGCGTTCTGACGGAACACAAGTTGCGTCAGTACCTTCGTCGTTTCCACGCAGCGAAGAGTAAGTTGGGTCAGACCATTGACAGCCTTGTGGCTTCTGATGGTGTTTGGCTTGCTTACGAAGCCCAGAAGATCGGTCAGTACCAGATTGACCGTACTAACAACCTTTCCAACATGAACTCGCAGGGTTCTGTGGAAGGCTTCGCGATGACTTTCGAGGGTCGTACCTACAAGGGCCACACCTCGCAGTACATCGAGAAGGAAACGGTCTACGGCACCAAGACTTCCGGTGGCAACTGGAAGCGGTTTGTGCCGCCTGACTACGCTGGTCTTCAGTCGATGGGTGAAGCCGATGCTTACGTTCCGTTCCGGTTCGTGGTTCCGGCTCTCACTGGCGGCACCAGCGTGAAGTATCCTCTCACCAACAACGCCAACGGCCTTCTGACGGAAACCGTCCAGATGCCCGGCATGCTTCGAATGCAGTTGATCCCTGATCAGCCCGCAGGCATGAAGTTGAATGGTGTTACCGAGGATCGCGTTTACGCCGACGCCTGATCTCAATAGTCATGGGAGGGGGGCATAGTCCCCCCTCCCCGACTTTCGGGGGGCCGTCATGGCTAAGAAAGTAAAGAAGAAGGGTGCGATGAAGGGCTGCTCGCTTAAGAGCGGCTGCAAGTCCAAGAAGGGCGGGCTTACCGCCAAGGGCCGCGCATCCATCAACCGCAAGACTGGGTCCAACCTTAAGGCTCCTCAGCCCGGAGGTGGTTCCCGCAAGAAGTCTTACTGCGCTCGATCTGCGGGTCAGATGAAGAAATTCCCTAAGGCAGCCAAGGATCCGAACAGTCGGCTTCGCAAGGCTCGCCGCCGTTGGAAGTGCTGACATGGCAAAGAAGAAGTCGGGTGGCAAGAAAGACGCTTGCTACCACAAGGTCAAGGGCCGCTATAAGAAGTGGCCGTCTGCCTATGCAAGCGGAGCCCTCGTCAAGTGCCGTAAAAAGGGAGCCAAGAATTGGGGAACCGGCGGCAAGAAGAAGTAGGCTCTGCTCATTGGCGTCTCAAGGTTGTTGCTGAGATACAACAATGGAGCAAGCAGGTACTAGAGCGACCTTCGAATCATTTCGAGGGCTTGCCTCCTTGTCCGTTTGCCCGTAAAGCGTGGGCTGACAACAAGGTGAAGGTAGGCTTTGGTGGCAAGAAAGAGATCTTGAAGAGTTGTTTGAACTGGGACGAAAGCATCGACCTTCTTATCGTTGTCACGGAAGGTTGGGAGTGGGGGGAGATCGACGAGTGGTGCGAAGAAGAGAACAAGCAACTCGCACAAGACGATCTTGCCCTCATGGCATTCGTTCCTGATTCAGAGGCTATTCCTCCCGGGCAGCCGGTAGAGGAACTAGAAGATTGGGAGCCTCTTCTTGAGGAGCCCTACGCAATGGTATTTATCCAAAGACTTTCTACCGTGAACACTGCTAGTGATAAACTAGAGCGTCAGGGTTACTACAAGAACTGTACGACGGAGTTCTTGGAGTATGTTAAAGACCGTCGAATGAGGTTATAACAATGGCTGGTATGCGAAACGGTATGGGCAAGAAGAAGGTCATGGGCAAGAAGAAGGTTGCTAAGAAGGTTCCTGCGTTCCTGAAGAAGGTCAAGAAGAAGAAGTGACTCCTGCATCCGAAATGATCTGCCCTCGTTGTGAAAAGCCATGGAAGGAATGTTGCTGCTAATGGCTAAAAAGAAGAACGGCCTTAAGAAGTGGTTCGGCCAGAACAAGGGCAAGGGTTGGATCGACTGCAAGACGGGTAAGGCGTGCGGTCGTAAGTCAGCAAAGGGTGGAAGCAAGCGGCCTTACCCCGCTTGTCGCCCTACCAAGGCTGCTTGTACTAAGAAAGGTACTTCAGCCAAGAAGGGTCCAGCGAGAGTATCATGGCGGTCAAAAAAGAAGTAGACAACCAGATTCGAGAAGTGATTGAAGAGATGCTTGGGGTGGGCTCAGGTGTATCTCTTCAATACGGAAGACTCGAAAAAGCGGGGGCTCGGTACGGTCGCCCCTCTGGCCGAGGCGAGAGGATCCTCATGAACGAGGCTCTTCTTGACGATGACATTATGGACATCCTGTACAGGGCTGCACACGAGTCAGGGCACGCCCGCCATCATCGCCAAGTCGGAGATGAGGGGTACAATATGGCGTCTCGACGACGAAAAGAATACATCGCAGACAAAGAAGCCATGAAGTACTTTAAATCAAAGGGCTATAAACTAGGCCCAAAGGCAAGATCTTTTGCAGAGTCTTCTCACCCTGAATCTGGTCGTTTTAAGCGCCAAGCAGGGAAAGCAGGGCTCTTTCGCATCCTTATGGATTTGATTAAGAAGTAGTCATGTCTGACCGTCGTACACTCGAAGAACTCAAGGCTCTACTCCAAGGCTCTCATGCCGCGGAGGAGAAGTTGATTGTTAAGAAAGGGAAAGCACTTTCCCAAGCCAGAGAAGGACGGCAATACACAAGAGACCTTCAAGCCAAAATCATAAGATCCCTGAACCGTCTTAAAGGGATGGAACCTGTCACTATTCAGACTCCCTTTGGAGGGCCTCAAGAAATTCTTCGCCCGACATCAAAGGCGTATCGTCGGAACCCTTTGGAAAGAGGCCGCCGGAAGGTTCTGGCGAACTACATCCGCCAGATTCGAGAAGAGTTTCCAGACCCAAAGCAAGCAAAGGCTCACATCCTTGACGCTCTTAGGGCGGATATGGAGTTTGGTAAGAGGAATTCCTACGGTTTTACAAGGTCTATCAAGAACCCTCTTGTATCGCTCGTAGGCATTTTGGAAGACATGGACTCAGAGGTCTACAGCGAATTTGCCGAAGCACACTTTGAAAGAGTTCATAGCGGCGATTATTACGATGAGATGGACACAAGGGAATCGGATGAACTTTACCAAGATGAGATGGAATACTCTTCTAAAGAGAAGGTAAAGAGAGAGGAAGAGAAAATGGAAAAAGAGGTAAAGAAGAGAAAGAAGGAAGAGATCAAGGAAGCCCGAGGCAAGAGAGCATTCAACCGTCGCAATCTTCGCCGTACTCCTAGCAAGGAGTTGGCGGCATTGATGGCTCTTGCTGTTGGCGATTTTGATCCTGTCGCTGGACTTTCTCTTACCGAAGAGTTGAACCAAAGAGTGATTGACGAAGCGAACCGTGGGATGTCTCGTCGCAATATGATTACGCGAACTGCGGGGCAAGCCATCAAACCCGCTCTCCCGACTGGACCCGGCGGGGGTAGTGGGGGGGAAAAGGTAGCAAAGACTTTCCTAAGACTTCTTTCAAGAGGAAGAATCAAATGAGTGAGATTGAGATCATATTTGACGCAAGGGCTCACGCCGCGGGCATGGGTCTTGTACTCGGTGAAGACCACGAGATTCTTCCAGACTCAGAGTGGATCTTGTGGGCTAGACGTTTTAGCGGTATCGACGATCTATTTGTTTACCTCCACAAGATTGCGGGCACCTTTGTTCTTGCGAAGTGGATCTACCATCCGGAACGAGACGGCATTGGGATCGTTATGGAGTTGGAGGCTTTTGACGCCCCGCCTAACTGGTATCCCCCCACTCAGGAGTGGCTTCGGAACAGGCTTCGGCCCGCCCAAGAGATTGCTGAAGTCATGAAGAAAGGGATTCGGGATCGGGCCAACTCCAAGCGGCGGATGGAGCGAAACGACATTGAAGAAAAGCATCGAATTGCAGATTGGGTAGGCCGCAGTACGGGAGATGAGAATGCTGCTAACTCCTATCGTCAGAAGAAATGGACTAACAATACTTCTGAAGAAGCGGTAGAATTCAAACAGGATCTCATAAACTCGGCCAAGGGTCGAATTATTACAGGCGGCACCTAATGAACCCTCTGGCTCTACTCCAACTTCTCGGCCCTCTTCTTAAACAACTTCCCCGTCAGGCAAGGGAAGAGTTGCTTTCTGCTATGAAGACTTCGGCTCGTACTGAAGGCAATGCTTTCAGGATGATTCAAAGAGGTTCAAGCGATGGCACCAGTGCTATCAGAAGCCCTGGCGCAATGTTTGATAGGGCGGGGAAGGCTAACTCTCGGCAAACGGAAATCCTTGACTTGTTGACAGAAGACTTGGGTGGTACGTTTGATCAGAGCAAGGTCGATGACGCCCGCGACATGCTCATGAACATCATGGCGAAGCGGCCTATTCATAGGAGACGTTGATGCACAGTACCGGCTCATTCCTGTACACCGTCATTGAGCGGATCCGGGGCTACCTCGACGATCCTGACTTTGACGCCAAGTACGACAACGACTTTCTTGTCCGCCACATCATCAGCCCGACGATGGTGGATGTGCTGTCCCGCATCAACATGAATGCGGACAACCCCACCATTATGCGGATGGATTTCAGGCCCAATGCCACCGACGAGTACTACCAACTACCCAACGCTGTAGGTGAAGTTCTTCGGATTGGTCGTCGTGATTCAAATGGAAATCTTTGCGAGGAGATTAAACCTCGTAACGAGTTCCACCCTAACGGAGTAGGTTGGGCTCTTGAGGGAAACACACTTCGGTTTGATCCCAAGTATGGAAACGAGACAGAGGATTGGACTGTCTATTACATCCCGAGTGGGGACGTAATGCCTCATTACTCCAACGATGGGGGGACTATGCGAGGCGACAGGGAAACCTTTGTCCTTGACACTACGCCTAATCTTGGGGCCTTGGACCGAAGAGAAAACTCTTACTGCGGTCAAATTCTTCGTGTCATCCCTGCTACTGGTATGGTTGAAGAGCGGGTTATCGCAAGCCACGATGTGGCTCTCAACGAGATTACTACTCGTATTCCTTTTAATACGGCTCTTGAATCCGCTGTTCGTTATGAGATTGCACCTATTGGGATGCAGTCTTTGTACGAATCTATTGCAGCGGGTTCAGCCATGAAGTTGGGTGCTTACCGAAAGATATCTGGAAGCCATTACCAGATGATTCTTCAACAGTATCGATCTTCTATTAAGACGGCAACGGACAATCTTGCAAACATGCAGATGCGAACGGGCAAATCTTTCCAGAAGAAGACCGTTGACAACCCTGCTTATAACGACCTCTTCTTTGCTGGAACTGGGAGAACGCCATGACTGCTCGATACGATTGGACAATCAATCAAGGCGAGACTTCGCAATTGACGGTCAAGCGGGCAGATTCAAGCGGTAGTTATAACAACACTGATTTTGTTGCTAACTTTCGCATGCAAATTAAAGACAAGTATGGTGGTACGGCTGTGTTTACTTCTGCCGCTTCAAACTTTGCGAGCCCGTTTGATGATGGGTCTGGCGGTAATGCAGAGCAACAAAACTCTACGGTCCAGATTTCTTTGACATCTGCTGAGACGGCTGCGATTGCTTCAGGCAAGTATGTCTATGATGTTGAGAATTACGATTCGGCTACGCCTCCAGTCGTAACTAGAGTTCTTGAAGGAAGCCTTATCGTAAAGCCGGAGGTTACGACTAGTGCCTGATACGGTAACTATTACTCCTGTAACGCAAACGATTACGGTAACCCCCGCTGGGGGGACTACTACCACAATCACGCCTGTCGCTTCGCAGATTGTGACGATTGGTCAGTCTGCAAGTATTAGTTCGGCTTTTGCAAATACCGACGGTCTTCCCGAAGGCAGTAGTAATCTTTACCACACAACCGCAAGGGCTTCTGCGGCAGCGCCAGTTCAATCTGTAACAATGCCCACTGGGTATGGGTCCACGAATTCTTCTGGGTCTGTTGTTGTAACGGTTACGGATTCTTCTGCTGTAAGGACTGGGATTGGCTTTGATGCTGCGGCAAGAGCCGCTGTCTCTGTAGCCGGAACCGGGCTTTCCTATAACGCTAGTACTGGCGTTGTTACTTCTTTGATGACTTCCACGGCTACGTCTACCAAGGGTATTGCCAACACGAACGTCCTTGAGTGCAATGCCAGCGTAGCCAACGATGACTTCCTTCGTATTGATGGGACGTCTGTAGAAGGTCGAACTGCAGCCCAAGTCCTTACGGACATTGGAGCGGCGGCCGCTGCCCACACGCACGCCGACTCTTACACCGGGCAAATCGAAACGGTAGCAGACAAGGTTTACACTATTGATCCCGCTGCTGTTTCTGCTAGAACCATCACTGGCTTCTTTATCAAGAGCGGGAGTGGAACGGTTACTTCAACTTTGAAGAATGGAACTGATACGGTCAAGGCTGCGAGTGTTTCTACTTCTAGCGGGGCTCAAACCTCTTTTGCAAACACAAGTGTTGCAGCGGACGGTCTGATCACAATCACGATGTCGTCTAACTCATCTGCGACTGATGTCATTTTCTCCGTGGAGTACACGGCGTGAGTCCGCCGAACAAATGGTTGTTCTTCCCGACGCAATCTGCGACCGGCATCCTCCAAACGATCACTTGGAACATGACTGGTGCAGACACGGCTACCGTCTCGTCCTCCGGTGCGGCGATCATCAACCCATTGAAGACGAACCAACTATCGTGGACT